CTTGTCAGAGGGTTTCGGTTGGGTTCTGACGGTGACCCACGGTGCCGTTGCAGCGGCGGCGGTGAGGTCGGCGGCCTGCTGTCAACTATACAACTACTGTTCGCGTTCACGTTCGACGAGGCGTGCGAACCATGATTGTGCGCGTAGCCGGTTGCTCGACGATAGATCGCCGCCCCATAGCAGCCATGCGACTTGGCCGGGTGTCGGCCGGTTGCGTTCACCAGCTAGGTATGCGTTCGCGTCGTCTGATGTGAGGTCTTGTTCGTGTCGTGCGAACCATGCTGCGGCGCGTACTGCTTTGTCAAGGTCGACGTATCCGTCGGCCATTCTGCCGGCTTCGCGTACGGTGCGTGGTGTGACGTTGCCTGCGAACTCGCGGAGGTTGAGTCCGCGTCGAGCGTTTGAGGCGATGTACTCGGGTACTTTGTATTCGGGCATCAGTCTGTGTTGGTAAACACGCGCAAATCTTCGGTGCCTGACGCGACGATCGCCCATAGTTCAGCAGCCACACCGAGAATGCCGTCGGTAATGTCGGTGTGTTTCACGATCGGAAATCCGTTACTGGTTGTCACCTGGTCGTCGGTGCCGAGGTACACGGTGGTGTTGCCAATGATCTGTAGGTACACATGCCGGTTCAGGTTGTCGGCGTCCAGCACTTTGGTGGCCGTCGTGGTGACGGTGTGCGAAAAGTAATTAGCCATTAGTCGTTACCGCGCATGAGGTGACGGTATTTAGCGAGGCGTGGCACCTGTTCCGCGTCGTCAGGATCGAACGATCGCACCGATAAGAGTTGTGCTTCTTGATAGGCCGGGTTACGAACAAACCCGACGTGATCGAGGCGTACTTCCACACGTTCACGCAATGCTTTGCCGTTCATTTCTAGGTTGCGTGTACGCACCGGGATAAATCCGACGCTGAACCCGGTCACGAAACCGTCCATAGCGAGTGTGCGTGCTTCCTCGGCGCGTTGGGTGCGTGCGAGTAGGAAATCTGCGATCAGTCCATCGTTTGTTTTCTCCCATGTCATGGCACGGCCGATCGGCATTCGGTCGGTGGCGTGCTGCTCCAACAACGCGACTCGGGTGCCGCGTTCACGAATAGTTTTATCGAACGCGGTCGGTGCGAAACGCTCCAGGTATGCGCCGGCGTCATAGAGTGCGCCGAACGGTGCGACGATGCCAACCAGGTGGTGTCCGTCGTCGTCCTCGCGGATCTCGAACCCGGCGACCTCGACGTGCCGGTTGATAATGTCAGCCATCGGTTATATCTCCTGTTCGGCTGGTCAAATCCTCCATGTTGCGCACCTCGTCGACCGTCAGAATGCCGGCCGCGAGCGCGATTTGGTATGCCTCGTATCGTTCCTTTGTGTCGGCGCGGAGCAGGTCGTCGAGCACGAACCGTGCGTGTTGGCCGCGTGGCAGCAACAACGACAATGCCTGTTCAACACGAGACAGCCACGGTCGGAGCGTGTAACGGGTGAACTGGATCGAGTCCTGTTGCACGTTGCTGTAGGTCAGGCTGTTACCCGACGACCCGGCAACGCCAACCATGTGCGGCGGCACACCAAACAGGGTGCAGACCTGACCGGCTGAGTACCGTCGTGCGTCGATCAGCTCGAGGTCGTGCGGGTTGAATGACAACGGCCGATACCTAATGCCGTTAGCGAGTACTGCTGGTGTGCGGTTACGTCCACCGTTCTTTTCTGTCCAACCTGCTTTTAGCGCGTCGGCTTCGTCACGGGTGATGTCAGCGTCGACCTCGAGCACACCGACTGGCAGGCCACCGGAGTCGTACACGTTCGCTGCGCAGTCCTCACCAGCGATCGACAAACCTAACGTCCGTTTGTGGTGCTCGATGATTGACAGGCCACGCACCGAGCCTGGCATCGTCAAACCGCGAATGTGAAGAATGTCCTCCGAGTCATACACCTGGCCGCCGACGTGGTACTGCACAATTGCGCCGTTGCCGTTGGTTTTCATCATGACCGCATCGGTTGCGAGCAGCACCGCCTGCCGTGGATATCCGAGCGCGTCACGGTCACCGAGCAGCCAGTAGGCGTTGCCGTTGATCAGCAGCGACGCGATCGTCGACGAAATCATGTCGACCCGTGTTGACATACGGTCGGGTTGTTCAAGGATCGACGGGTTAGGCGTCACCTTTTCGCCGTCACGGAACGCGACGATAGGCAGCGATCCGATCGAGTCTGAGATCAACTGCGTGCAGCGCCACAGCGCCGGGATACCGAGCGCGGTCTGCTCGCTGACATTCAGCGGCCCTTGTGTCGGCTGTAGATAGTTACCGGTCGGCAGCACGAACGGAAACTCGACCGCTCGTTCCTCGACCTTTCGGCGCGAAAATAGTCCCATGACAACTCCTTAGAATATCACCGGCCTGCCGGCTGGCTTGTTGCGAAATCGTGCGGCGTGATATGCGATTGTTGCGGCGTGTAACGGTGACAGGTCGGCGCGTGGGTTCATGCGTTGCCACAGCCATGACGCGCCCATCGGTTTTTTCTCAGCGACAGCGATTGCGGCGGTGAGCGCGTCGTGCGGTCTTACAACCATTGTGCCAGCGAATATGTCGTCGTAAAACAGGTTCGCGGCGTAGCAAGTGTCGCGGGTGGTGTATTTGATGTGCGCTACTTTCATGTCGTCGAGCCGTTCGGACAACATGCCGGCTGGGCCGTAGGCGTCGAGCGCGATTGTTCCACCGTGGGTTGTGGATAACTGCTGCAAGCGTTCGGGTATCCATTCGACACCTTCGCGGTTGTCGATCACCTCGAGGTGGCCGCGTTCGTCAGCTGCGACGATCGTTGCTGCGGAGCGGTCTAGGTTGATGTCGACACCGAATACGACTCGGTCGCCTGGCATCGCGTCGCCTTGCACCTCGTCCCACACCGATGCCGGTATTACCCGTTCGTCGTTTTTTGTCCATTGGTTTAGCCAGGCACGTCGGAATTCGCCGTCGGGCATGGTGGCGCGTGCGTGCCGTACGACCTCGAGGTCGACTGTTCGACCTAACGCCGGGATACATGCACGCCAGGTGTCCTCGTCGTCAGGGTCGAGGTCGTCGTCGGCGGCCCACTCGAAATAGGCGATGCGGTCGTCCTGCCCTGCCGCGGCGGCGTCACGGCCCGTCTGCACCTTACGGATCAGATAGGCCGACTCGTCGGTGCCAGCAGTCGACACTACCCATAGTTGCGCGTCGGGAATGGTGGCCATTGCCGGCAACATTGCTTGTTCGCGTCGGTCGTCTACGTCCGCGAATGCTTCGTCGATGAAACCGCCGCCTGACAGGGTTTGGCCGTGGCCGGCCGTGGCTGTGGACGGTAACGCTTCGATGCGTGATCCGTTGCTGAATTGGATCGACGGGTCGCCAGCGAGCCGGTACACCTTCTCGACGAATTTGCCGAGGTCGCTGTCGACGATAATTGGTGCGAAGTCGTCTAACAGTTTTTTGCGTGCTGCCATTCCTGTTTGCGCGGTGTACGCGATTCGTTGCCGTTTGCCCCATGCGAGTGCGCGCCACAGCATCAGCGATATCAGCAGGGTTGATTTGCCTTGCTGGCGTGGAACGGTCAGACATACTTCGCGGAACGCGAGCGATCCGTCGTCGGTGACCTCGAGCGCGGTGTCGACTACCTGGCGTTGCCACGGCATCAACGGTGTGCCGAGTATTTCCGCGATGCGTGCGACCTCGCCGCCGCGAGTCGGTCGGTTAGTCCTCGGGGTCGCCAGCCGCGGTGCGCAGCTGCTCCGCGAGCCATTCGATTTCGTCGCCATCATTCCCTGTTACCTCCATTAGATCACCCAACGCTCCACGGTACTGCGCCCACAGCGACGCAGTCGTCGGGTTCTGATCGACAGCCTGCGCCAGCATTGCGGCGGCCTGGACGATCGGTGCGTCGGTGGCTGGCACACCGTCAGGGTAGACGTGCGTCACAAAGCGGATTAGCGCGTCGCAATTCGACATGATTATCTGCCGTTCGGGTTGATCTTTCCGAGTTGCCATGAGTAC